GAGTAATGTCTTCTCGCTGATTAGCAGATCTTGTAATAGAAGGTCTATTATCAACGTAGAGTATTGTTCCAGTGTATTTTTCTACCTCTGGGTTAGCAACACCTTTAATAAAGGTTTGTCCCAAATAATATGTTTTATTATTTATCACTGTACTTATACCTGGACTACTAGCAGATCCGAATCCTGAATCTATGTATAAGTCTTTTGTTCCACCTACAATTTTCAAATTACCACCAGTAATAGGTTCACCACTAAATTGATTTAATTCAAACCCATATGTTGGTGTTGCTTGTTGTGTACCATCAGTATTAAATCCAACTAAGGACCTATCCTGCCAATATCTAAGAACACCTGTAGTTTTATCATAAGACACAACTCTTCCAACAGCAGTTTGACCAGTTCCAACTTGCTGAGTAATAAAACTATTACTTGTAAATGTAGTTGTCTTATAATCATCATCATTAGGAGATAAACCCTTCAGTACCATACCTTGAAGAGCACTTGCTCTGTCATCTGTAATTACTGAAGTAGATTCAAATGCTTGTGGATTTTCAACAATTCCAATTCTAGCAACCTTTGTTCCTGTAACAAAGTCAGGGTTTGCATCGTCATTTTCAATTCTTGAGAAGATTAGTACGTTTGATGCTCCTAACTCTTTATAGATGTCATATCCATGACCTCCTTGAGGAGGAATAATAATATCAAATATAGGAGTTGTGCTACCAGTTGGAACATTACCTCCAACTAAGTCAACAGACCCATATGTATATCCACTACCACCGTTTGAGATAGTAATTGATTCAACTTTGGAGTCGTTGTTAATAACAATAGTACATTCTGCACCTGTTCCATCTCCTTTAATAGGAACTCTAGTATAGGTTGTGTTTGGAGGACCAACTAAGAAACCTCTGTTACTAATAGTAGAAACCTTAATTTGACCACTAGTTTTAGCATTATTTCTAATAGTTGTATAGTCATTATTTGTCTCCCAATCTACAGGAAGAGGAATAAAGTTAAGAGAGTCAAATTTGATAATATCACTAGGACTAATGGTATAAAGATACTTCCAAATATACCCATCACCAGAAGTACCAGCAACACGAGGTTCTAAATCAGTAAATTTTGGTTCATCCAAAGATGGTTTACCATTTGGGTTTTCAGGATCTATTCCATTATGCAAACAAACGTATACTCGAAATTCGCTGTTTACAACATAGAAGTTAGATGAATATAAACTGGTCTTATTTGATGAATCTGATAGATTATTTCTATTAATATCATGCCTATACATATCATAGATTGTTGCCGATGCCCATGAGAGTTTACGAACAACAGGTCTAATATCGTCTGCTGAGATCTTTTTCATTGCGATCATTGTATCCCAATAAAAATTCTCGTCATCAAAACAATCTCTGGGAGCAGGAGGACTCGTATCCCAGTCAGATTTATTTTCAGTGGCGTTAGGGAGACCAATGAAGGTATAAAATGAATCTGTTGATGAACGAATTCTGTCTATAAAAGACCTTGCATTCTTGATTCTCAACTGATCAGTTATAATCGCAGCCATTTTCGAGTATAAGGTTTTGCTATGTTTTATTTATTATGTAATGTAACCGCTATATCGGAGCGGATTTGTACGTCGAATTACAGGGTTGGTTACAATTCCTGCTTGACTTGTTCCATGAACAGCAGTAAATGCTTGTTTTTGAAGTCTAACAGTAAAGTTAACTTTACCCCATGTATAGTCACCATATGACGAAGTAGTTCCATAACCAACAACATTATCAAAACTAGAGATCTTAGCAACTACTGTTGTAACTGTTGTTGCAATACCTACAGAATTACCACTCACTTCTGAAGGAATAAACCTAGTATTATGAGAATAATGTACACATTCATACATTGCATCCATACAAGTGGTTCCTATTCCAAGAACAGAATTATCTCCTCTCAGAGTAGTGACAGGTCCATTTACACCAGATCCTACAATATTAAAGAGATATCCTGTTTGAATACCACTTTGAACTAAAGAGAATCCAGATTTAAGTTTGGAATCCTGTGGTATATAGAAATCAAATGTTATACCAGTCGATGCAACACCTGCAATAGATGTTGTACCAACACCAACAATTATTCCATAATCACCTTCATATGTTGCTTTAGGACAATCTTCTTTTACCCTTGAAGGTGGAGAAATCATGACCTCAGGTCCACTAATAGTTCCGACTTTAAACTCCATTCTTCGAGTCAATGCCCATCTTCTATTAGTAGTACCCAATCCAACATTATCATAAGTATCAACAAACAATTCATCATTAGGTTGATAACCTGTTCCACCATCTACAACAGATACTGCACCAATTTGATAATTTACAACATTAATTTCAATATTGGCAGTAGCACCTCTACCCATTCCAGTCTTAGTCTTTAATTTTGCTTTAACAAATGTATTAGTTCCATTCTCTAAGAATGGGAATCCAAGACCTTGCTGAATTACTGAAATTGATGTTAAAGGACCATATATGTAACCTGTTCCTCCACTACCAACAGCAATAGAAGTAACTATTCCTGCAGTTATAGAAGCAGTTGCAGTAGCAGCATCTGTACTCAATGCAGGATTAAATGGATCTTGTACTGTAACTGTTGGAGCACCAGTATATCCAATACCACCAGATGTAATATTAATAGATTGAACTGATCCACTACCAATTACAGAAGTTGCTTTACAAGTTTCTAATTCCTCTTGATATAATATCTCAACTTTTTCACTATCAGTAACTAACATTGCTTCTTTAGGATCATCAAATAGAGATCTTACAGAATATACAAATGCAGAAGTTGAATTTATACCAACATCTTCAAGAATATTTGAGAATGGATGAATATTTGGTTCATAATAAACTCTATCTTTAGGAATGAATTTATTATCAATAATCTTATCTACATTCTGTTTTGCCCAATTAATTGGTCTTGCCAACAATTCATCTGTAGATACACCTTGACCAGCATAGTTATTGGTAATAATAGTATCTGCAGATTTAACATCCATTACAAGACGCTCATCTTGATTAAATGTGATGTCAGTATCACTATACATTTGGACATCATCACCAACTTTAAGAGTTGGAAGAACATCAACTGTTTTAACGTCAATAGTTTGAGTACCAGTGTACATCAATAATTTTGCAGTATCACCAAAAGTAGTGAATCCTGCAACACCACCCTTAGGTGCTTCTGAGAATCTAAGAGTACTACCACCAGTAAATGTATAACCTTCACCAGGTGTTTGTAGAACATCATTTATAACAACTAATAGATTAGATTGTAATGTAATACCAGCATTTGCTCTTGCAAAGAATGATACTCTATCGCCATTAAGTGCTAGTGGGAATAGTCTTCTCTCACCGTTAAAGTATGGAGTAATATCATCAAGAACTAAGAAATCACCAACATTCCAACCAGAGAATTTAGATGCATAAGTCTCATCAACAGTTAACTGGAACTCTCTGTAAGATCCAACACCTACAAACTGGTGGGCATATCTCTTACCAACAGGAGCAACACCAACATTCATCTTAATTGTTGTTGGAGTTGTAGAAGCAATACCAACTCCACCATAAATTGGGTCAGTTTGTCTTGGATATGGATTTATAGAACCATAATTATCACTAGAACAAGTAAAGAGTAAAGATTCATTAGCAAGTCTAACAATATCTCCAGTGTGTAAACTATGTTGACCTACAGTTAATGTCATCCATCCAGTAAATCCATTATAAGTTGCATTTTCAACTTTAAATCTACGCTCTGTAGGTGCTTTACCAATATTCAAAGTAATTGTATTTTCAGTTGTTGATCCAACAGATACAGCACTATTCCAATAAGGATCAGCAGTAGTAATGCCAGACTTACCAACATTAATTGTAATACTAGTTGGAGTTGTTGCTGCAATACCTATGGTTGCATTATTTGCAGGATCAGTTGTACGTGGATATGAATGTTCAGTGCGATGATCATCTAAATCACAAGTAAATGTGAGAGATTCTGTAAGAATACCAACAGTATTAGAACCTGCAACTAACTTATGATAAGAAGTTCCAACATTAACAGTAATGGTATCTACTGTTGTTGATGCAATTGCTACATTACTTAATCCATGAATAGGATCTTTTGCACGAGGATAAGATTGAACACTAGCAAAATTATCTCTAGAGCATGTAAATGCTAGAGAACCAGTGGCAATACCAATTGTATTAGAAGTTGTAAGATTGTGATTGGACTTACCAACAAATACTTTTAGTGTCTTTGCAGTTGTTGCTGCAATAGCAACTGTTGATAAATTGTGTATTGGGTCAGTTATACGTGGATATGTCTTACTTGCAGTGTAATTATCTCTATCACACTTAAATGCTAAGGAATTAGTAGCAATACCGATTGTATTGGAAGTTGTAAGATTGTGATCTGCAATAAAAGTTAATTCCAATTCACCAGTCAGAGGTTCATATGTTGCAAAATTAGGACTTAATTTAGTGCCACCTGTCCAAACACCAACTGTAACAGCATTTGTTAAAGTACTTCCTGCTGCATCAAATGTATGTGCATAGTTGTTATTAAAGTTTAATACTAAATCACCAGTAACTGGATTATAAGAAGCATCCCTAGGAGTTAACTTATCACCACCTGTCCAGACACCAACTGTAACAGCATCATCTAGATTGCTAGATCCTGCTACAAAATTATGTCCATAATTGTAATTAAATTTTAATAT